TTCGAACAATTTTTAAACGAAAAGTCATATAGAATGACAGGTATCTACTCGGCCAAAGGTCTTGTAGGTAAAGTAATGCAAGCGTTTAGACAAGAGATTAAAACGATAAAGTACGAAGGTATTAATATAGTAACTCAAGAAGAAGTTAATAAAGAATGGGCAAAGTTTGAAGACAAAGCTAAAAAGATTATTTTAGATCAAGTAGAAAAAGGAGCAGGCGGCATGGATGGTATCTTATTTGTTACTGCTAATCTTTTTAATGGATTCGCCATAGATGAGGTTAATGGTTTAAATCGTGAAGATTCAGATACATTATATCTTTCATACGAGGTAGTAATTAATGTAGGCTTTATGGATGATGTTAACGGTAAAAAATTCGCTAGAAAAATCGATAAGACCGGAATGATGAATTCCCCGTTATCATACGAAAAGGAAGTTATTTACGGTAAATATGACGAGTCGGTTGGTAACAACAATCTAGAAATTAGAGATAGCGAATATATCCAAATAGACAGAAAATAATATGCCTTCTGTAAGTAAGTCACAACAAAGATTAATGGGCATGGCATACGCTGTTAAATCCGGCGATATGAAAATCTCAGACATCGACCCAGCTTACAGAGACAAAGTAAAATCATTATCAGACGGAATGACAAAGAAAGACTTAAAGAAATACGCTTCAACAAAACATGATAATTTACCAGAGACGGTAGACGAAGCATTTATTGGACCGTTTGTATTTAATGACAGTATGTCAGATGAAGAATTACTAGGAATGTATAATGGAGCATTAGATGGTTATGCTAACTATGCTAAAGGAATGCACTACTCTAAATCGGAATACAAGAAAGCTTACCAAGAAATTGAAAAGATCTTAAAAAAGCGAGGTGTTGCAGTAGATGAAGATTTTGCGCATGCAGCACAGAACATTACTCCTAGCGCAAACATTGGAGGTATGGGTCCTGTGGTTCTACCTTCTGATGGTGGTGTAGGTTCTGGTGACGTTCCTTCAGTTGCAGATATTGATGATGACGAGGAAGAGGCTAAGAAAGATAAAACAAAAAAGAAATTAGAGATGGAAAACTTTAATCTATATACACAGTTTAATTCATTTGTAGGTGAATCATTGGTTAGCGAGGCATTTAAGTTTGGTAAGAAAAATCAATATTCAATTGATGATGTTAATGAATCCTATGGTTTTTGGGGTACATTAGATACTGCTGGTTTTAGACGTAAAGATATTGAAGACTGTTGGCATTCTGCAATGGCATGGTTAACTGAAGCTTACAAATTCTCTGATGCCGGAGCACTTTACTACTTAAACGCAAAAGCAGGTAGATGGATTGCAGATCAAGTTATCGAACAAAAAGGTAATAAAGATGTAGTCGATGTATTAGAAGACTATGCTACTGATGCTGAATGGAAGAAGTGGTCAAAAGAGTATAATAAGTTCGCTCAAGAGGAAATGATGTCAGAAGCGACGGACTCCAAAATTTATGAAGAGGCCTTACTTGAAAACGCAGTAAGAGATTTACATTTTGAAACTGATCCAAAGAAAGCTGAAGATATGAAGATTGCAATCGGTACATCTCAGGGAGAAGTTACAAGAAGAAAGCAAATTGAAGGTGGTGAATATTCTTTAAGAAGATTTAGAAAAGAGATTAAATATGGTGACGGTAAAGACTTAGGAGTATTTCTCCCAGGTTCTTATGACGCTGCCACTTCTACATTAGGAGACGGACCACACAAGAAAGCGGTTAAGAAAGTAAAATGGAATAGAAAGAAATACGATCAATGGATTGAAGATGTAGCTTCTAATGATGGTTGGAAGAATGCATTCGATATGGCACAAAATGCTAAACATGAACCAGGTCTATTACAATGGGCTAAGAAAGAATTTAGAGGTGAAGATGTAATGCAAAGAATTCAATGGGATATTGAAGCATTTGCAGAATCATTGGTTACCGAAAAGAAACTGGATAGAGATGCTATGATTAAGTGGATCGAAAAGTATATGGACTTTGTAAGAACTACTGAAGAGTTTAACGGTTCTCAAGGTGGTATCTGGGTTTCAGGTGAAAATATGGACGAGTATAAGGGTAGAGTAATTTATGACTACTACTCTGAAGACTACAAGAACAGAACGTTTGGTGTAGATAACAAGTGGGAAAAGGAACTTAATAAAAAAGGGTGGTATAGTGAATGGCATGATGCAGGCACATCCATGATTTGGCCACTATAAGGACAAACTTTTTACAAAATAATTAGCCTGATATTTTTTTATGTCAGGCTTTTTTATTATATTAGTACTGTGATGAACAAGAAAAAGAAACATGATGACAAATTAGACTTCAACGGAGGATGGTCTCCGGGTGAGGCTGCGCATCATATTTCTAAGAAGATGACACAACAAACAGTATCAGATAAAACTAAGTACTCAAGAAAGAAGAAACATAAAAATAAAGACGATGAGTAAAATAGTAGTAATAGGAGACATTCACGGACACGTGAGTTGGAAGAAGATTATCGAGCTGAATCCTGATGCTACTGAGTTTGTATTCATTGGAGACTATTTTGATTCATTCTCAGTTTCACATGTAGAACAAATCTATAATTACAAAGAGATTATTGCATGGAAGGAATCTACTGATGTTAAGGTAACTATGCTGATCGGTAATCATGACTTTCACTATATGTCAGATTGTGGTGGAAGATATGGTGGATATAATGTATGGCACGCACCGGAAATTGGTGAACTCTTAAAAGAAACTAAAGAACATTTACAAGTAGCATATCAGGTAGATAAGTTTTTATTTACGCATGCCGGCGTTTCGAAAGAATGGTATGAGGCCAATTTCCCAGAAGGTGGTAATATCCCAGAACAAATTAATGATCTATGGTCTTATGATAAGAGATCGTTTAATCATAGTGGTATGGAAATGTATGGTAATTATGATGGTGAAGGTCCAATGTGGATTAGACCTCAAGCCCTAAGACGTAATCCTCTTAACGATACTATTATACAAGTCGTTGGGCATACTAATATGAAAGTGATCGACTATGATGATAATCACTATTTTGTTGACTCACTCCCGCATGAGTATCTTTGTATTGAAAATGGAGTCCCAGTTATCTACGAACTTTAGTGAAACAAACTAGCATTCTTCTCTATAATAATTAAGATTTAATTAGTTATTTTATGAGCAAGAACATTCTAAAAACAGCAGACGAAATTATTAACAACAGATCCGAAGAGAAAGAACGTATGTACGGTCCTTTCGAAGAAGGCATGAGACGTGCCGCGATGATCTGTTCAGGAATGACCGGTAAAGAATGGTCAGGTTCCGATATGTATGCAGCGCTTGTCGCACTTAAATTAAGCAGACATTCTTACAACTATAAAGAAGACAATCTTCTAGATGCTGTCGCATATATCGGCGGCCTTGACAATTATATTAAGAAGTATGGCTATGGTGAAACTGAAAAGCCAATTAATTTAACTGACGCAGACGCTGGATATGGAGACAAACAATAACCTAGTCTATTTCACAGACCTAGAGAAAGACACTAATATACGTGTCGGTATTTCTGCACTAGTTGGAAAACTTAGTAGCAAACTAACTTCACATAAATCTGGATGGGCATTCCATCTAGCAAATCAATTAAAACATGCTGGTTACTCCAGTGTTTCTGTAATTACAGATAACTCAGCTTGGAAGGCAGACGATTTCGACGTGATTCTTATTGAACATGGAATGGAATTTAAAGGCAATTTTAATATCTTCGGTGGGGCGAACGATGACTTATACCATCAAATCATTAGAATGTTCGCTCCCGGTATACGTATGTATTCGCTCCACCACGATATGCCTTGTGTAGGCACTCTAATTGAGAAACGTTTAAAGACAGGTTCAGATCTTTTTAAAACCCTTGAGGTGCAAATAGAAGACGCTAAGGTAATCTGCGCTAGTATTCCCAGAGTAGATAAAATCCAAAATACAGATAAACTCTGTTTTGGAGACTCACACAGTTTCAGTCAATATACTCCAGGTTACATGACTGATAGACATGATGGTCTAACTCTATTCGGTACTCTACGAAGAGGTATTCGCTCTTATGTACCTGAAAGCATCAAGTCACTGCGTATCTATCTAGGGAATATAGATATAAGACACCATCTTATGAGACAGGATAATCCTGCTAAATCTCTAAAAGAAATGGTATCTAATTATGAACAACAATTAATCGATTTAGAAATTGATGATATTGAAGTTATTCAGGCTCTTCCAATTGAGAATGAGTCTAGACCACTACCAAAGACTGGTTACTATAAAGATACTCCTTTTATGGGTAGTTGGGCTGAAAGAACTGAACTTGTAAAAGAGTTCAATAGATTGATAAGAGAAATGTGTACTAGAAATGAGTGGAAAACTTGGAAACATCCAGAAGTATTCTATAATTCATTTGGTGAATTAACATTTGATGTAATGGAAAAACCAAAATCAGTTCACATTGCTAGAGAGTACTATCGTTGGGATTTAGTCAATGATGAACCTAACAAAAAATTAATAAAAGTAACACAAGCATTATTTTAATGAAAAGATATAAAATATTAATAACACCATTAACAAAAACCGGAGGGAGAGGAGATGCTCCATATACCATTGAATTAGAAACCGATCGACTAGAGTGGTCGATAGAGCAGTACCAAAGAAATAGAGCTGCCTTTTCATGGGAAGTTGTAGATGAAAATTAAAACCACAAAATATTACGACGAGTTTATTCGCTACTATGAGTTAGCACTAGACCAGCAGAAGAAATCCAACTTAGGTCATATTCCACATGCTGAGTCTAAGATGCAAGACCCTCTTATGGAGCAAATAGAGCTATATGATGTTGTAGAAAGAAAGTTTGCAGGATTTAGTCAAATTGTAAATGATGTATTTTACGGTTGGACTGAAGAACACCCATATTGGTCAAGAATGCAGGCAGGTCTTTATACTGAACAGCGTAAAGATGTTGCTACTAATTGGACTGGTAAACAAGAAGTCTTTGGCCTACCAGAATGGCTTTACATATTCATATTACATAGAGTATGTGGTTCTGCAATTAACTATGCAACTAAACCTAGCGGCTACCACAATACGCTTCTATTTGATCTGTGGCAATCCGATACAATAGAGCAAATGTGTGAACAGGTGAAGGCAGCTACAAAATCATTTTACACTTCAGTTGGGTATCAATTCCCAGCATTCCCAAAACCCCCACAGCCAGAAGTAAATGAAGATTCATTTGTTGGCATGGCAAACTTTGAAGGCCCTCAGTTTACTTACAAGAGAGGTGGCGACTATTTCCTATGTGAATTTGCACCACGCCTAGCTAGAGACATGGCTAAGTACTTAGAAGAGGGTGGTAAGAAAGACCTAAGAGAATTGGGCCAATGGATGTTTGATTGGAATGTTGCAAACGGATTAAGACAATATAAATTCCAATATGCAGCAGTTTTAGCAGATGTAGCAGATTGGTTTCCACAGTATGTTAACAAGGACTCAATGTTCTACTATGGTACGAATGCAATAGAATGTATTGGTTATCTAGCAGATCCTGTAGAAGGCAAGGGTAAGAAATCAGAACCTTTCCTAGATGCAGTGATGACAAAAATATATGAACAAACAGGCAGTCTTCCGTATAACGCAGAAGATGTAGCATGTGACTTTATTAGATGGATTGAAAACTATATGAGACCAGGAGCTGACTATGCACATATTGATATGGACGGAGTTTGGAATTCTTCAGTAATTAAAGACCATCCATTCGGTAGACAAAAAGCAATGTTAGACTTAGGGCTAATAGAAACATTTAACGGAATGAAACATCATCCTTCCGATGATAAAATAATTGCAGAAGCTGGTATAACAGTAGAAGCATATAAGAAAAAAGTAGCAGAATTTTATGGCGCATAATAACCACACAGAATTACTTATGAACCAGGATCTAAATCTGATGATGCCGAACAAACAGGCATGGTTGGATTTAGCAGGTGATTGGCAAGATCCATTTGAGGCTCCACAATTAGTAGACCATGATGGATTTAAAGTAGTCAGAGAAGACCTAATGGGTTTTGGTTCTAAGTGTAGATTTGGAGATATTCTAGTTAGTACTTGTAAACAAGATACTCTAGTCTATGTTCAACCTAGATATGGATTTGCAGGTATCTCGCTTGCATATTTAGCAAATAAGTATAATAAGAAACTTGTACTATTTAGTCCAAGTCAAAAAGAGATTTCAGATCATCAGGCAATTTGTGTTGAGATGGGAGCTGAAATGAAATTTAAGAGAATTGCAGCAATGCCAGTCTTAAATGCTCACGCTAAGAAATGGGCAGAAGATAATGGAGCATTTTTTATTCCTTTAGGACTTCGCCATGAATTGGTTACAGCAGCCGCTGTGAAGGTCGCACACGATCTTGCAGAGAAACATGGTTATCCAGAAGAAGTATGGTCAGCAATATCTACTGGCGTTCTACAACGCTCTTTACAAATAGCTTGGCCTGATGCTAAGTTTAATGGAGTTGCAGTAGCAAGAAATATTAAGAAGGGTGAAAGAGGTATTGCAACTATTTGGTCACATCCAAAGGCATTTACACAAGATGTAGACCCACAATATAATCCACCATTTCCATCGGCTATGAATTACGATGCGAAGGCTTGGGAGTTCATGACAAAGCATGGAAGTCCTGGCGCCTGGTTCTGGAATGTAGGTGGAGATCCTAAGCCTGAGAAGGCTGATACAAAGTTGTTAACAAAATCGTATAGAGATTGGGGACAAGAACTTGAAACAGATAAGTAATTTTAACTATAAAATACAAATAACAAAATATGGCGAACGCAGATAACAAATGTGCCGATCTCGAGGTACAAGATTTCCACTCGGAAGCAGAAGACACACTAGGCCTGATTTACAATAAACAGGTAGAACTACAAAAGCGTTTAGGTTTTGACTTTACAGGTTGGAACTTAAAACAAATTGCAGACTTCTGGTGTGTTAACAAACATGCAATGAGTGATGAACTAAATGAAATGTTTGATGCCTTAGGAGGTATCAACGATGGTATCGCTTCTGGTGCTTGGAAGTATTGGAAAAGCACACACAAAGAAGCAGAGAACATGAAGATCGAGGATTTGACAGAGGCAGATAAGTTAGAACTCTTTTATGAATGGATCGATGGATTGCACTTTTATATGAACTTTGCAATTTCTATTGGTATGACTTCTAAAGATATTGTTAACTTGTACATGGCGAAGAACGCAGAAAACCATGACCGTCAAAACCGAGGATATTAATGTTATTAGATATTGAACAAAGAGAGAAAGAAGTAATCGTATCATATTACGATAAACAAGGTGAAGTTGCCTTTAAAAGATACAACATTGACAAGTTTCAAAACTGGGTTGTAGCTAAAGATAACGACAGATGGAAAGACGCAACAGTTAGAAACTGGGATGGTCGCCATGTTAAGAAGTCTATCTCTAGATCTTTTAATAAGTTTTCACTTCTTTATTTCATGGACGGTCTACCACAAAAAGATCAAGATGAAATCTTTGAGTTTAATATGCCACGAACATACTTTGTCGATATTGAGACAGAGATTGTTGATGGCTTCCCGAAACCTGAAGAGGCTAAGTCTAGAATCTTAACCTTTTCTATTATTACTCCAGAAAGAAAAGCAATCGTACTCGGACTAGAAGATCTTTCGGCCGATCAAATTAAAAAGATTGAAGACGATACGAATGCTCACTTTACTGGGTATGACCAGGACTGGGAATTTAGTTACTACAAATTCAAGAATGAGTATGACATGGTCTACGCTTTCTTGCATAAGTTTTTACCTAAGTTTCCTATGATGACTGGTTGGAACTTTATCAATTATGACTGGCAGTATATTGTCAACAGATGTAAAATCCTACAAATTGATTTAACAGAAGTTGCTTGTACTGGCGCTCTTGATAAAAAAGACTCTCGCCCACTTCACATGGGTATATTAGACTACATGCAATTGTACGATAAATATGATAGGTCTGTTGCAGTAAAAGAATCTAATGCATTAGCATTTGTTTCTGGAGCAGTCCTAGAGGGTATAAGTAAAATACAATATAGTGGTAGCTTGCAAGGCCTCTATGAAAACGACTTTCAAAAGTATGTTTTCTATAACGTGGTTGACTCCTGTCTAGTTTACTATATCGATCAAAAGCTTAGATCGATGGAAGTACTGCTTACTTTAGCAACAATAACTAGAATGCCTCTATATAAAGCCGCTTCACCAGTGGCTGTGACTGAATCTCTAATGGCTCGTAAACTAACCGAACAGGGTAAACGTATCGGTGTAGAATATGATAGAGAAGACAGTAAGAAGGATAGCAAGTATGAGGGTGCTTTTGTTAAGCAACCAATTGTTGGATATTATGGTGGTGTAAGTGCATTTGACTTTGCATCGCTATATCCATCCATCATGAGGCAGTTTAATATCTCGCCCGATTCATTCGTCGAAATGGTAGAGGAATCGCAAATAACTGAGCGTCGTAAAGATGAATCAGTAATTGTTTGTGAGAATGGCGTAGTATATCAGAAGGAAGATAGTATTCTTAAGAAGATTTTGGCAGATTTATACAACCAAAGAAAAGACTACAAGAAAACTTCTTATACATATTATGAAAAAGCGCATGAAATCGAAAAAAAATTTAAGCTCTAAAGTCAATAAATTTCTGCAGCGCAAAGATATATAAACCAATAGCAGCGCTGCTAATAATTTATTAGGTTTAAGTAGAGGTTAAATAAGGTCGGAAAGACCTTTTTTGGTCTAAAGGACCTTTTTATTAAATTAATTAGAAAACCATAAAAAATAAAGAATTAGCAAATGTCATTATTCACAGAAAGAATTGCCTTCAAACCATTTGAATATCCAGAATATTATACAGAAGGTTGGCTAAAACAAGCCCAAGCCTTTTGGCTACATACAGAAATATCAATGCAAGGTGATGTTAAAGATTGGAATGAAAATCTTTTACCTCACGAAAAACACTTAGTAGGTAATATCCTATTAGGTTTTGCTCAAACCGAATGTGCTGTATCAGATTACTGGACTCAATATGTTACAACTTGGTTTCCAAAACATGAAATCAAACAGATGGCAATGATGTTTGGCTCACAGGAAACTATCCACGCAACAGCATACTCGTACTTAAACGAGACATTAGGTCTTGAAGACTTTGAAGCATTTTTACATGAACCTGCAACTGCAGATAAATTTGAACTATTAACAGCTACTACAGCTCCGTATACCCACGAAGATTTGAAGTTTAATGCGACCGCTAGAAAAGAGGTTGCTAGATCTCTTGCGATTTTTTCGGCGTTTGCAGAGGGTTGCTCACTCTATAGTTCTTTTGCAGTTTTATACTCATTCCAAATGAGAAACTTATTAAAAGGTATCGGCCAACAAATGAAATGGTCAGTACGTGATGAATCTCTACACTCAAGAATGGGATGTAGACTATTTAGACACATGTGTGAAGAGTACCCAGACTTGAAACAATCGGTACAAGCCGACGTATTAAAAGCAGGAGAGCTTATTAAGGAATTAGAGCATAAGTTTATCGATAAGATGTTTGAACAAGGAGATCTAGATAACTTAAAAGCTAAAGACCTTAAGAACTTTATCACTAAGAGAGTTAACGAAAAGTTACAAGAGCTTGGTTACGAACCAGCATTCGATTATGATGAAGATTCTGCTGGAGAACTGGATTGGTTCTATCACTTAACTGGTGGTCATACTCACACAGATTTCTTCGCTATCAGATCTACAGATTATTCTAAAGCTGGCGAAGGTGAAAACTGGGACGAAGACGACTTATTCGACTAAAATTAAATTATGGCAGACAAAATAAAAAACCACGGAGAACATCTCGGTTGGGAACTGGGAGTGGACTTTCCACTTTGGGCAAACACCGAAGTTTATGTTAAAACAATATCAGCAGGTTACCTATTTGGTGATGAAAAACCAAAAGACGCATACTGGAGGGTTTCAACCACAGTAGCAAGACGTTTAGGTAAACCTGAATTATCAAGCAAATTTTTTGATTATATCTGGAAAGGCTGGCTGAACCTAGCCTCTCCAGTTTTATCTAATACAGGACTAGAAAGAGGACTACCTATTTCTTGTTTTGGTATCGACGTAGCAGACTCTATCCACGACATTGGATCTAAAAACTTAGAGATGATGCTGTTAGCAAAACATGGAGGCGGCGTAGGTATTGGTATTAATCAAATCAGACCAGCAGGTAGTAAGATTACAGGTAATGGTACATCAGATGGTGTAGTTCCATTTACTAAAATCTATGACTCAACAATCTTGGCTACGAACCAGGGTTCAGTGAGAAGAGGAGCAGCATCTGTCAATATCGATATTGAACATGGTGACTTCTGGGAATGGTTAGAAATTAGAGAACCAAAGGGAGATGTCAATAGACAATCTTTAAACCTACATCAATGTGTTGTAGTACCTGATGGTTTTATGGAAAAGATTGACGCTGGAGATAAAGAGGCTAGAAGAAGATGGGTTGCAGTACTTAGAAAGAGAAAAGCAACTGGTGAGCCTTATGTAATGTTCAAAGGTAATATTAATAGAGCAAACCCAGAAGCGTATAAACAAAACGGATTAAAAGTTTATATGACTAATATCTGTTCTGAAATTACTCTACATACAGATGAGTCTCACTCTTTTGTTTGTTGTTTATCCTCAGTTAACTTAGCAAAATATGATGAGTGGAAAGATACTGATTTAGTTTATACAGCAACTTGGTTCCTGGATGGAGTGTTAGATGAATTTATTCAGAAAGCAAAATTCATGAGAGGGTTTGAGAACTCAGTAAGATCTGCAGAAAAGGGTAGAGCTCTAGGACTTGGAGTTTTAGGATGGCATACTTATTTACAAGAAAGAGGTATTCCATTTGAAGGCTTATCAGCTCAATTTGAGACTCGCAAGATTTTTTCGCAGTTAAAGACGGAAAGTGAAAAGGCATCTAGAGATATGGCACATGAATATGGCGAACCTCTATGGTGTGTTAATACAGGAATGAGAAATACTCACCTGAGAGCCGTGGCACCAACTGTAAGCAACTCAAAACTAGCAGGTAATGTATCTGCAGGTATTGAGCCTTGGGCTGCTAACGTGTTCACAGAACAAACAGCAAAGGGTACTTTTATTAGAAAGAATCCAGTATTAGAGCAATTCTTAAAATTAATCAATAGAAACTCTAAGAAAACTTGGGATAAAATTTTAGAAGACGGAGGTTCTGTACAAGGGCTAGACTTTATTGAAGACTACTATGTAAAACTAGCCACTTCTATTTTAGATAAAGATAATATTATTACTCAGACTAAATTTGATAATTTAGAAGAGAAAGATCAAGATCTTTATATTCCAGTAAAGAATATCTTTAAGACATTTAAAGAAATTAATCAACTAGATTTAGTAAAACAGGCTGGTGTTAGACAACAATATGTTGACCAGGCTGTAAGTTTAAATCTAGCATTTCCAAAAGAGGCTGATACTAAGTTTATTAATAAAGTACACTTAGAGGCTTACAAAGAGGGAGTGAAGACACTTTATTATATGCGAACTGAATCTGTACTAAGAGGCGATATTGCCGCAGCCGCTACAGACCCAGATTGCGTCGCATGTGACGGTTAATATTCCAGTTGTGGTTAAGTCCACTTCTTAGGACCGAGATAGTTCTCGGATCGAGGCCAGGGGTTCGCTACTTCCTGGCCTCACTTTTTATGAAACAACTAGTAACTTACCAATATAACAATCAAACAAAAATATATTTAGATGAAACTACAAATTGATCGAATTGACCAACACGCTTTAACTGGGTTTATTAACCGAGTAAAGCTTATAGACTCTTTTGTCTATATGAAAATCCAAAACGGCCAAATCCACTCAGCGGTTTATCTTCCACAACGAGATGCAGTAAAATCACATTCTGTAGCCTGTGATAAGATTTTCCAAGTTAGTAACTGGCCAGACACAGATGCAGAGATGAAAGTTGCTTTCTTTGAAGGTAATAAAGTAATCGAAGCTATTAAGCATTTTGAAAGCGATGCTATTAAAGGTGAGCTAGAATTTATTGAACAAGAAGGTGAGCTAATTGCTTCATCTCTAAGAATGTTTAATGATGAATTAGAAATTACACTTGCATGTTCAGAACCTTCATTAGGTTTTAAAGATTTAACACCAGCACAACAACAAGCTATTTTCGCTATCGATAATACTAAGTTTAGCTTTAATATTGATACACATACTATTAATAAAGTAAAGAACTTATTTGGACTTGATAAAGAAGAAACATTTAGCGTAAAAGCAAATGGTAAAGGTGTTGCTGTAAATGGTAAATCATTTAATGCAGTGATTAATCCAGAATCTAACGGCGAAGGCGCAGTAACTGTTTACAAAAAGTACTTAAATCTACTAGATAGAGAAGAACAAAAAGTACACGTAACAGATTCAAAGATTGTATTTCAATCTACAGAATCAGAAACATTATTAACAGTATCTACTTGCCAAACGGCGTAATATGGATGTAACCGCACTTACTGAGAAACCTATCGATCAACTTAGTAGAGAAGAGGCAGAGCTGCTTGTAGACCACTACAAGCAGATGTCTGCTAAATATACTGCTTATGAACAAGCTGTAAAATTAACTCTTAACTCTATCTATGGTGCATTCGGTAACAAGTGGTTTCACTTCTTTAATATAGACATTGCAGAGTCAATTACAAAACAGGGTAAGAATGCTATTCTTTATTCTGAAACTATATTGAATAAGTACGTCCAAGAGTTTTGGCATAAGGACACTAAAGTGCATGAACAATTCGGCTTAACTGTCAAGGGTAAAGTTGAAAAACCAGCAGTAATTTATATTGATACAGATTCTTGTTACGTACAGTTTCAAGATCTATATGAAACTATTGTTTGGAATGATGACGCTAAAGCTCTACCACTTGATGAGTTTATCTTAGCATTCTATGCATTTAGACTTAAAGATTATATCACAGCTACTATGAAAAAGTATGCTGATCTTAGAAATACAGATAACTTCTTATTTTTTGAATTAGAGTCTCTTGCATATAATGGTATTTGGATGTCTAAGAAAAAGTATATTCAAAATATTGCATGGGATGATAAGTTAGAAGTTACTGATAGACATAAGTCCCTAAAGAAAGTAAAGACTATTGGATTTGATACTATTCAATCCTCAACTCCTAAATTTGCTAGAGAGAAATTAGTAGAAGCACTTAGGATTTTGTTTAAATCACAAAAAACCCCAGGTGCTGAAGAATTGCAAGAATTAGTTGCATTTATGAAAGCATCTAAAAAAGAATTTCAACTAGCAGATGTCGATGACATTTCATTTAATCGTAGAACTAATAATATTGAGAAGTATATTGTCGACGATCAAATTGAATTTCAAGTAGGACTAAAATGTCCAGCTAATGTAAAAGCAGCTGGCTACTACAATTATATTTTAAATCAAAATCAAAAATATAAGAATAAGTATAAAGTAATCGGTAATGGTGAGAAGTTAAAAATTTACAACTGTAAAACACCAATCTCAGAAGTTTATGCATATCTACCAGGTGAACATCCTTATGAGATTGCACCGCAAGTTGATTTTGATACACAATTTGAAAAATGTATGATAGATCCACTTAATAGAGTATTAAAAGCAATTGGACTACAAACATTAGATACTAACCTGATCTACGCATCAGCATTATTTTAAAATTATGGACGGAACATATTACAAATTTAGAAAAATCATGGAATTGGTAGAAACATTTCCTAATGATATGGAATTAGGAGAAGCAGTAAGAAATTATTACTGGACCAATTGGCAAAAACAATCACAAAACCATCTTCAACTTAAATTTGATTTTGGTGATGAACCTATTATCGACGCAGATATTGATAGCGTTGCAAGAAGAGCTGAGGACTAATGGAAGGTAAAATTAAGATAGAAGATTTACCGGAAAACCAGCAGGAATACGTAAGAGAATACCAAAGAATCTTACATGGTCTAGCAGATGTGCAAGATCAAATTAGAGTATTAAGCGGAAAGGCTAAATACTATATGGAAGAATTAGATAAGCTTAGAGCAAAAGAAAAAGCTGAATTTGGCGAAGACAATATACTCTAAACAATCTAGTAATTCCACATATAATAATAAACAAAAGAATACAATGGCAAAAAAGAAAGCATTTAGTTTTGATGACATTAATAAAGAGTTAGCGGACCTTAATCCGCTAGGTTCCGTTATGGAACATTCTAATTTTAGTGAAGTTACAGAGTGGATCGATACTGGTAACTATCATTTAAACGCATGTGTTAGTGGTTCACTATTTGGTGGATGGCCTAACAATAGATCTTGTTCAATTGCAGGACCTTCAGGAACTGGTAAAACATACCTAATTTTAAACTCGATTGCAAGAGCAATTGATATGGGATATAGTGTTATCTTTTATGATTCAGAAGCAGCAGTTGATAGAGAGTTGATGAAGAAGTTTGGTATTGATACTAATAAAGTAAACTACCAACCATGTAATACTGTACAAGAGTTTAGACAATCAGTAACTACAATTACCTCTAAAATGCAAGAGGTAAAAAGAGCTGGTGGTGAAACGCCCAAAGTAATGATTATTTTAGATTCAGCAGGTAACTTAGCAACTGCAAAAGAAATTGATGATGCTAAAACCGGATCTGAAAAATCAGATATGACTAGATCTAAAATCTTAAAGTCTATCTTTAGAATTATTATGACTCCACTTGCAGATCTTAAGATACCATTTATCTTTACTAACCACACATATCAAACACAGTCATTTATTTCTCAGACTGTAGCAGGTGGTGGTACTGGACCAGAATATGCAGCTTCAATAGTTTTATTCTTAGGTAAAGCTCAGTTGAAAGAAGGTGGCGAAAAGACTGGTATTATTGTAACAGCTAAACCAAATAAAAATAGATTTGCAAAACCACATCCAATTAAATTCCACTTACACTTTACAGAGGGTATGAACAGATATGTTGGCTTAGAGCAATATATTGATTGGGAAGAAATCGGTATTGCAAAAGGTAGTATTGAAAAGGGAGTTAAAACTCCTAAGGCTACAGCAAGGGGTTGGATTTGTAAACACTTAGATGAAGCAGTACCTAATGCAGAGTTCTTTACAGATAAAGTATTTACAGAAGAGATTCTACAAAAGATTGAAAAGAAGATTCAGCCAATATTCAATTATAGCACTGAACACAGAGAGCTAAACGTAGATGAGTTACTAGAAGTAGAAGATGAAGATTAATAAGGATAAGCTACCGATCAAGTATATCCTAGGGATAGAAAAAGATCTACCAGATTATCCAACCGCTCTAGATGTTTTACAAGCTGAAGTAAAACTGTGTAATAGAAACCCAGACAGATATAAAGGTAGCTTTACCTACCATGCATTAAAAACTTATAGATTCCCAGAATCTGAACCAGATAAAATTTTAGAATCTGCAAAAGAATTGGTAATATTAGGTTTATGTGAACAAACAAACGAAGAGCCCGGTAAAGAGGCTTTTAAAATTTTAATAAACCCATTCGAATGATAGCAGTATTTGACAATTTCATAAAAGATCCGACTCTATTGAAAGAGATCGAGATAAACTATAAACATATTTTTAGAGATCCAGGTAAGTATAAGTACTGGAATGGTTGGTGGAATACTCCAGCAAATAATACAACTAAAAAAGTAATTCAATATGTATGGGGAGAGAATTGCCCTATTTCACAAGGCTATAGTATTGATGGCTTTGAGTATTGGACTGGTATTCAAACAGCAGCAAATATTGAAGATGGCTGGAGTGATAACCTAAATATACATTTTGATAAAGATGAAGCCTGGTTTGAAAAAACTGAAGAAGTTGTAAGCCCAATTATAGGTAGTGTATATTATCCAGCAGGACAAGATTTTGATGGAGGTGATCTTGCAATATACACAGAAGGCCGAGATTCGACACCAGAGGTCATCAAAGCAAAACCTAATAGATTTATCATCTTTAAAGCTGGGAACGATCTACACACAGTCCAGCAAGTTACACGAGGTATTAGAAATGCTATTGCAATTAACTTATGGGAAGATGAACCTTATTCTAAACAAAAAGGACATTTAGTCATAGAACAATAAAAATAATATGCAGTTCGGACAAGACTTTGAAAAAATATTCTTTAGACTCTCATTAGAGAAGCCAAAATACTTACAGGCAATTAAATTTAACTTCTATACTTCAGAAGAAATTGATGCCTTAAGTTTTTTAGCTAATAAGTTCTATGCTAAATTTAATGAGACTCCAACTAGAGAGAATTTAAAGTTATTAGTTCAAAATCATCCTAAGTCTAAGGAGAGAGTTTCAGATGGTATCTTAGATATGATCTTTGATGTAGACCTAGACAAATACGATGAGGAGTGGCTAACTAATACTGCAGAAGCTTGGATTAAGTGGAGAACATTTAATAACTCATTAACAGATACAATTGAGTATATTAAAACCACTGATGTTAATCCAGAAAACGTAGAAGCTATCGTAACCAAAGTAAAGGGTTTAATTAACGATAGAAATAACTTAACATTTAATTCTGATCTTGGTCTTAACTTCTTTGATTTTGATGCACACGACCAGAAAGAATCTGAGAAAGTTAGTACAGGTTACAATTTCTTAGACCGAATGTTAGGTGGTGGTTATGACAAAGGTGGTAACCTTGTAGTTTATGCTGGTGAACAGAATATCGGTAAATCTATTTACTTAGCAAATGATGCAGCTAACTTTGTCAAGATGGGAACTAATACTGTAGTAATTACTGCGGAAATGGCAGCCCATAAATTTGTAAAAAGAATTGGTTCTAATCTTCTTAGTATTAATATTAATGATTATGCTGAGAAGGCTAAAAACAGGGACCACATTAAAAGAAGGTTAGAAACGGTTGGTGACGGGTTCACTCCTCCTGGACAACTTTATGTAAAACAATTCCCAACATCACAGGCTACAGTCTTAGATATTGAAGCCTATGTTGCACAAATAGAAGAAGAGTTACAGATCAAAGTAGGAGCGGTTGTCATTGACTATATTAATATCTTAGCCAATTATCGTAACCAAAATACGGAGAATACATATATGAAGATCAAGCAAATTGCAGAGGACCTTCGTGCTATGGGTATTCGTAACAATTGGTTGATTGTCACAGCAACTCAAATAAACAGAAACGGCTATAATTCTTCAGATATTTCCATGTCGGACGTTGCAGAATCTGCAGGTCTTTCACATACCGCTGACGTAATGCTTGGTATTATCCAAGACGACTTAATGCGTGCTAACCAAGAGTATTGGTTAAAGGTATTGAAAATTAGAGATGGTGAGGGTAAAGGTAATAAGTGTAAGTTAAATGTTGACTATAACTTTATGCGACTAATTGAAACCGACGACATTAGCACATCAAGTATTCATAGCATTTAAAAATAAAAAACAATATGGCAAATGATAAAATCTTTAATAACAGTTTCGATACACCAGAGTTTGAATTAGGTAATATCAGCTTTGAATTAGATCCCTCTGTTAAAAACAACCAAGATGAAGAAGAGAGAATTCATTATGAAATGATCGCTAGAAAGATTCATGAATTAATTTTAGCATCTAGGTTTAAAGTTTTTAATGAAATCGACGAACAGGGAAGATGTAATAAATTAAAAAAGAATGACGTCAATGACGTGTATGGTTATATTATAGACGAAATTGGTAATAATTGGTCTAAGATAGACTTATTTAGTGAGATGTGTATTTACTTCGATATTAAACCAGCAAAATTTTATAGCTCTCTTTCTAATGTATATAAGGAAGATCTTATTCAAGAGCTAGATAGAAAAACAGGTATTTTAGAAAAGAAGAACATTAAAAAGTTATTTTAAATGATTGAACCCAAGGTAATTAAACAGGGAGCCAAAAGAGTATGGGTCCTTGGAGACTTACACTTTGGTGTAAGAGCAAACTCGGTCGAGTGGCTAAATATCCAAAAAGACTTCTTCGAGAATATGTTTATCCCAACATTGAAGAAGCATGTACAACCAGGTGATGTATTAGTACAAGTAGGAGATACTTTTGATAATAGACAGTCTATTAATATTAAGGTATTAAGCTATGCCGTGGATCTATTTGAAAGACTAGGTCAAATTCTACCATGTTATGTAATCTGCGGTAACCATGATATTTGGGCTAAGAAGTCAAATGATATTTCATCAATCGATAGTTTAAAATGGATTCCTAATGTACAGGTTTACAAAGAGCCAGAACTTTTAAATTGGTCTGGTAAGAATGTATTATTAATGCCGTGGAGAAGAGATGCAGAACATGAAGCAGAAACTCTAGCAGATTATCCACAAGCAGATATTGTATATTGTCACTCAGAAGTTAGAGGTATTTACCTTAATGCTAAAGTTAAGAATGAGCATGGTACAGATTCTAACATCTATGACAAATATACAAGAGTTTACTCTGGTCATATCCACTTCAGACAGGAAAGAGGTAAACTACTAATGGTCGGTGTACCATATCAATTAACAAGATCCGATAGAGATAATCCGAAAGGATTTGATTTAGTCAATTTAGAAAATATGGAAGAGACTTTCTTTGAGAATCATATTTCCCCTAAATTTCTAAGATATAACATTAAAGCGCTATATGATATGCCTCTCGGCAAGTTTAAGGAACAAATAGAAAATAACTTTGTAGATCTATTCGTACCTTCACAAATCGCTACAACCAATGCATTAAGCCAGTTGGTTAATGAAATTCAAAATATTTCTAGAAAGTTAGAACCGAATATTTATGAAGAAGATTCATATATCGATAAAGACTTTTATGACATTAATGAAATTGAAGAGATGTACAAGAATTACAATATTCTTAATCTTTGCAATATGTATATTGATGGTATGAAACAAGACGAGGATTTAGCTCTAAAACTAAAGAGCAAGTTAAAACAATTGTATACGCAATGTGCTTACAATTATGACACCGACAAATAATGAGAATAGACTATATTGAGTTTAAGAACTTTGCTTCATACGGAAACCAAAGACAACGAATAGATTTTAAACAAGATACATCTGAGTTATTTTTAACTCTAGGTAAAAATGGTGATGGTAAAACTACTATTGCTAATGCTATTATCTATGCTCTATATGGAAAAGTAGAAGGTGTTAAATTAGCAGACCTACCTAATCGTATTAACAAAGAACTTCATGTAAAGATTGGTTTACAATGTGGTACTATGGCTATAGAAATAGAGCGTGGTATTGCACCAAATAGATTTAGCGTCTTAATTAATGGAGTTGAGTTTGATAAAGCAGGTAAGAAATCTGTACAAGAGTATTTAGAAGACGAAGTATTCGGTATTCCATATCATGTATTTAAAAATATAATTATTCTATCAGTAAATGATTTTAAATCATTTTTAACTATGTCAAATCAAGACAAGAAGCAGATTATCGATAGAATGTTTGGTTTCTCTATTCTTAATGATATGCAAAGGCAAATCAAAGACGAACGTAGAGATATTAAATTTGATATTGATGCTTATGATGCTGAGTTAAATGAGATAATGAATTCAATTGGATCAGTTAAAGGTAAATTAAATACTCTACTTGCAGAATCTAAAACTGCAAATAAATCTAAGATCCAAGAATTAAAAGACCAATTAGTTACTCTACATGAAACTGTATTAGATATTGAAGCTAATCGTACGAAGGAAGAAGATGCGATGAATAAGTTCAATAAAGAATACAATGAAAAGAGAACTGAGGCTGGAGATATTAAAAGAGAAATTGATTATCTAAATAAGAAGTTAAAACTATATGAGAGTGGACATTGTCCAACTTGTGAAACTAAGTTAACTTCTGATTGGCACGTAAAACAAAAAGATTCTTTTACTGAAAAGATTGATGCCAGTACAAATGATATTAAGTCTATTAAAACAGAGATGGATGCTCTACAAGATAAAGTTTTAAAGGCTAGAACTGCTAAACTAGATTTAGAAGGTCAGATCTCAGATAATAAAGTAACGATGCGTGGTCTTAAGGCGGAATTAATGAAGTTAAAAGATACTCCAGAGGGTGCAGACTTCGATCACTTAAGAGGACTTATTACAGAGTTTGAAGAAAAAGAAGCTGAGAAATCTGCAAGTAAAGATCAGTTAAATGGAGACTATAACTTTATGGAAATCGTTGAACAAGTCTTAGGAGAAGATGGTGTCAAGAACTTAGCAGTTAAAACTATTCTACCAGGACTTAATACTAATATTGCAGCCATGGCTCAAACCATGCACCTACAATTCCATATTAGATTTGACGAGAAGTTTAATTGTATTATTAATCACCTAGGTGAAGATATTAATCCAATGACACTTTCAACAGGTGAACGTAAGAAAGCAGACTTTATTGTTATTGTTGCTATTATTAAAATATTAAAACTAAGGTTTCCACAATTAAATCTTTTATTCTTAGATGAGCTATTATCTTCTGTAGACCACGATGGAGTCTATAATATTCTTAAGATACTTAATCAAGTTATCAAAGAACATAAGATAAATACTTTTGTAATTAATCACTCTGTTTTACCACATGAGATATTTGATAAAAAGATTCAAATATATAGAGAGAACGGCTTCTCTAAGTTTACTATCGAAAGTATCGATTAATAGGGATATATAATAAAAATACAAAACATACAAACTAATTATGGCAACATCAAGATTATTTGGCTACATGATTAACAACGCATCTCCAGAGCCTGCTCAATTCACAAAGAATGGCAATCTCTTAGCAGCTGACGTTACTACACCATCTACGCCCACTGGATATATTCCAAACGAACATGCATACTATATGGGACCTGATGAAGAAGTACATCCAGACTATATTGCGTATACTATGGTAAATGCAGAAGATGTATTTGTACAGTTTAATACAGAAGGTGACCAAGGTGACGATGGTACTCCAGGTGATAAAGGCGCTTGGATTGCATTTAGAAAATTTGACGGTACAGATGCAGATTTTTTAATTAAAGTAAATGAAATTCAAGCTTTAAGAGGCGATGATCCTTCAGCAACAGCAGGTGACGCATATACTTGGGTAAATCTAAACTCTTGTTGGACAACGAATGATGCACCAGCTGCAGAACCAGCAACAACTAGACCTCCAAATGCTTACAAATATTGGAATATTAGATCTTGTCAGAACCCAGAAGTAACTGGAGTCTTAAGAACACCATCTAGTGAAATTCTTATACAAGAACAAGCATACGACTTTAACCAAGTCCTAATAGCGTCTGGGGCAGAAGAATGGGATGGTACTTCAGTTTATATTGTTAATGGCTCAACAGAGTTAACAAACTACATTGCTCACGATGAATCTCCTAAAACGGCGATTTGTGAGATTTAATAAAGTAATTATACATTAATGTAAAAATGGCCAATAGAAATATTGGCCATTTTTGTTTATTTAGAAGTATGATATATAATCTATGGCAACATATAATTTAAAATTTAATAAAGACGATTCAGTTATTAGACACGTCATCGTGGGACTATTAGCTGACCTGAACTCTAAACTTAGTTTTTTTAGACAAGTTAGTAATGATGAAAGAGTGGAAATAGATGTTCCATTCTTCTACGCAGTTTCTGGAGATGAAAACTTCATGAAAGATAATTTTCTATTTTCAAATGTAAACGGACTAGGATGTGACCCTGATGGTGATTTTGCAGATGGTAACTACGATAAAGTACCAAGAGGTATTGTAAATCTAACATCATTTGCAGTAGACCCTTCTAAACTAGTTAATAAAAGAAACATGGGTAATTATATGATGATGAACGAAGAGGGATTAATGGAAGGTTATGTTGCTGAGTTCGAAATGATTCCATGTTCGATTGGAGTTGATATAGAAATTTTAGTATCAAGTCAGTTAGATCTATTTAAAGTTACTGAGGCTATTGTAAAGAAAATGTATAAGGCTAATTTTTATCATGTAGATGCTGGACACTTAGAAGAGGGTACTTATAGAATTTCATCTGAGTATATGATGCCAGATGATTATTCACAAGAGCGTCCGATCGAATACTCATTTGACGATAAAGCAAATCATAAAGTCACATTCTCATTAGAAATTAATTCATTTATTCCATCCTTTGATTTCGAAGAAGATACTTATAGAAAGTATACAAGAACTACATACGCGTCTTCTACTGTATTTCCAAATGGAGTTATTTGTTCAAACTATGAAGATCCAAATGGATTCTTAGATCCAAGTAAAACACCGGATATTTATTTTGATAACTATAAACCTGCTAAATGGCAATCTAATGGTGAAGAATGGATTAGAGTTGAGGAGGGAGTTTCCTGCTCGGATGTTGCTGCAGATCTAGGTAAACAACTTTCTACAGAAAGTCAAATTAAGAGAATTACTAGACGTAGAAAACAGGCAAATAGAATGTTTACAATTGGTAATAGTAATACAAATGCACCTAGCAGTGGCCAAGCAGATAGTGCATTACAAGGAGACCAATATACCGTCAAGGCGAAGCGCTTCCCATGGGGTGATAAAATTGACGAATAATATGATGATATATAGAATAAGAAAACAAAAATAACTTGATAATGACAAATACAGTTAATAACAAAGTTACATCTCCAGTTTTAGAAAGTGGACAAGGTCATCTTTTCCATACAGCAGGAGCTAACTTTAAAATTACAGGCAGTCATATCGAATCAATTACTGAAACTAATGATCTATTTCAGACACTAGTAGCCGCTAATAAAGTATTCGATATTAATGAAACAGGCGTTTCATTTTACTATGACTACAACAACAAACAATCAGTTACTAAAATAGAAGAAGGCTCAGTTAAAAACTTTGGTCAATTCTTAGAATTAAATGATAAGCTAGATTTCTTAAAAAACTCTGCAAAAGACTTAAGACTTGCTGGTGAGAGGGGTAATGCTCTTTCTGAAGTAAATAAAGAAATTGAAACTACAGGTATGGCAATTGCCGAGTCTAAGGAAAAATCTTTAGTAATTGAATTTAGATATGTAGCTGAATCCAACAAATTTTTTGCTGGTAATATTGAAATTACTTTAGGTAACGAAGAGTCTTTAGCAGAAAGATTCTTTAATATCGGCTATATTAAATATGCAGACAAATCTTTACTAGAAGCTTTCCAAACAGCAGCAGAAAACTTTGGCTCATTTAAAGTTTTAGATTTTGTAACAGAATCTAAATCAGATAATATTGTAGTTTCTACAATGAGAGCTGAAAAAAATGCATTTGTTTATAGATTAAATGAAGAAACTAAAATATCTAAGTTTCAAAAAATGCTAGCAGATGCTGCAATTAAATTTGTTGCAGAAAATACTGGTGTTGATATTTCAGAACAATTTGCAGATCTATTAGAAGAGAGCGCTAAAAGAACTCAAATGAAAAATGAGAAAATTTCTATTCTAAAAGAAATGTTAGCATTCTTATATGACCAAAGAGGTAGATTAGCAGAAGCTGATAGAAACTTACCGGACATTAAAGCTGCAGATAATTTAATTGAAACAGAAATTACTAAAGTTAAAGCTGATATTGCTAATTTAGAAGAAACACTTTCTATCGAAGATGGTTATGTAAATGCAACTACTAAAGGTGAAGTTGAAGGACTTCCAGAAGGAGCAGAACTTAAAGTTGATGCTGTTGAATTTAACCAAGCAGGTAAGAATGATATTCTAACTGTTTTTGTTGAAGACAAGCCATTTAGAGTAGAAAAGTACAAGATTAATATTGCTGGAGAAGACAATCTTTAAGCATTCCATTTTATATTAATTTATAGGAAAAGCCCATTTCGAAACAAATGGGCTTTTTTTCATATAACTAGTAATCAATTAGAAGAAAACTGTGCCTAGAAAAAAGAATTATTTAAACAATAGAGATTTATACGATCAGATCGTATTATCTAAAGAGCAAGATAAATTAACACCCGATGCAGAAAAAATGCTAATATTACTCTCTGAAAGAGCGATTAGAAAATTAGTTTACCTGAATGAGGATGATAGAAATGACTGCTTACAATTTGCAATATTAGATTTATTAAAGTATTGGAGAAACTTTAACCCTAAGTATACTAATGCATTTGCCTACTTTACAGAAATAGCAAAGCGTGGTTATGCAAAGGGCTGGAATAAAATACATCCGACTAAATATAAAAATACAATGTCAATGGATCGTATCAACACTAAGAATAGTGATGGTGAATCCGGTATGTTTAATATCTAATGTCAATAAAGAACTTAAAACCCAGCGGTAACTCTGGATTTGTACAAGGTTATTATACGCCTGAAAATCCTGATAAATATATTGGTCCAACACCAATCATTTATCGTTCCTCCTGGGAAAGAAAGTTTTGTATTATGTGTGATACTAAAGAAAATGTATTAAAATGGTCTTCCGAGCCGGTTAAAATTAAATACCGCTCAACTATGGATAAGAGAGAACATACTTATTATCCAGACTTCTATATGAAAACTAAAGGTACAAATGAGGAAGGTCCTATTGAATGGCTAGTTGAAATTAAGCCAGAAGCACAGATCAAAAAACCACTACCCCCTAAAACAAAATCTAAAAAAGCACTTAATTCATATAAGTTTTTAGCAGAACAATATATTAAGAATAGAGATAAGTATGCCTATGCAAAGGCATGGTGTGAAAATAGAAAATGGAGGTTTATCGTCTTAACAGAAAAAACTCTTAAATAATGGGCCAGGTTAAAAAACAAATAAGAGAGTTAAGTAAAGATGCTGGTGGTAAAGCTAGAGCAAAAGGCGCTGCTGAATCTTGGTTTGAAGATTCTAAGAAATCTATTAGAGAAACCATGGTTCAAAAAACAGCCACTAGATTTAGACCTGGACAAATTTATGTATTTAGATATGATGACCCTAAGTATGCTGAATGGTGGGATAGAAACCCATGTGTATTATCATTAGATCCAGCAGGTAATAATGATTGTGGCATTAATCTAAATATGTTACCACCTAATATTAAAGAAGAATTATTAGATGTGGTATATGAAAGATACCAAGGATTTATTAGAGGGCAAGAAGGAAAGCCGGCAAAATCTCAAAGACCATTAGGTTTTAGTTGGGATGGAGCAAAACAATTTCTAGGTAGATATGGATTTGATTTTGCGATTAGACAATATATCCCTAGTCGTAAAACATCACAAGCAATTGTAGGTTATGAAAACTGGGCAAGAATGGCACTTTGCGATTTTACCGATCTAGATGGTAAGTCAATTGGAGCTATTAGAGCCATGTTCAGAAACCACTTAAATAAATGAGATATATAAAACAGAAATAATACTATATTATGGCAGGATTTACCGAAAAAAGAAACGGACCATTTAGTTCTAACTCAAGACCATTTAGCCTCTCCAATGCATTGAAGACGCTAAGTTCTTTTGGTATGCGTTATGACGACATGGTACTTAGACAATCTCAAGCTATTGGTCCAATGGAAGACCAGTTCGGCTATAGAGAGATGAACCCGTTCGGCCTAGACAATGATGATATTTATGGTGCATTTGCTGCACTATCCATGGGAGATATTAATATGAAGAAGAACGTACCGTTCTTTGATATTGATTACCCTGGTAAAAGAGAAGAATTAAGAAGGTTCTCATTAAACGATGAAATTGAAGATATTCTAGATATACTTTGTGATGAAGCAGTGGTATATGACGAAAAGAACTTCTTTGCACAACCTTCAATTATGGGACTCGATGTCTCAGATCAGGTTAATAAAGACCTTAACAAATACTTTAGACAAATCTATCACTATTTTGGTTTTAATGGTGAACAATCAGCATGGTACTTCTTTAGAAAGTTCCTAGTTGATGGTTACTTATCATTTGAGATAATTTATTCCCCAGACCAAAAAGAAATTATAGGTTTTAAAGAAATCGATCCAGTAACCCTAATGCCTGGTTTTAATAAAGACGATGGTAAAAAGGTATGGGTACAATATAAAGACGATCCAGTAAAAGAAAGAGTGTTATATGATTCTCAAATCATTTACATTTCATATTCTTCCCTGTCAACTGCTTCAAGAGTTAGTTATGTTGAGAGACTGGTTAGATCGTTTAACCTACTTAGAATTATGGAACACACCAGAGTAATCTGGGCAGTGACCAATGCTTCATTTAGAATGAAGTTTATTATCCCTGTTGGTGGTAAATCTAAAACAAGAGCAAAACAATCGTTAGCTCAACTGATGAATAACTATAAAGAGGTTGTTGACTTTGATTTCGAATCAGGCTCATTAACAACAGACGGTAAACCAATGCTACAGTTTAATAAAGAATATTGGTTACCTTCTAAAGATGGTGAAACACCAGAAATTGAAACTCTTGGTGGTGAAGGACCAGACCTATCTGATACAGAAGCATTAAAATACTTCTCAGATAAAATGAAAGAGGTTTCTAAAATACCTTACAATAGATTCTTATATGAAGATGATGGTGGTGACTATGCTTTAGCTGGTGATGGTATGGTAAGAGATGAGATTAAGTTTGGTAAGTTTATCAAGCGTCTAAGATCAGTCTTCCAAGAGATACTAGTAAAACCACTTTATATTCAAATGTGTCTTAAATATCCAGAGTTCCAAAACGATCCACAGTTTAAAACTCAAGTGGCTTTAAGGTTTAATGAAGAGAATGTATTTGCAGAATTAAAAGAGCAAGAAATCATGCAATTAAGATTAGACTTTATCGCAAGCATGAGAGATTCTCTAATGACAACTAATCCAGAAACTATGGAAGAAGAATACTATTTCGACCAAGAATATCTAGTAACTAAATACTTGAAATTAACTGACGACGAGATTAGAGCTAATAAAGCCTATAAGGCAAAAGAGGCTAAAGATAATGCAGAGGAACCTGAGAAAGAGGACCCAAACGCAATTTAACCTAGATTCGATAGAAAAAGAGATATATAAATTATGAAAAACGATTTTACAATTATCAGAACCTTTGAGGAATTCATTTCTGAAGATGCATTAAAGGCTGGAGAGGATTCTAAAATATATGTCGAAGACGTTACTTTAGATTCTGGGTCAACCATTAAATCAGCAGAAATTTTAGGAGCTATTACTGCTTCTAAAACAGAAGGTGAATTTAAAGAATACTTTTATTCAGAATATGGCGTTAATGCCTTTGCCGAAGGCGAAATGGATATTTTAGTAGCTTATTATTTAGATAAAGAGGCTGAAGATGCTGAAGCAGAGAAAGAAGCTGAAAAAGAAGAGGCACCTGCAGAGGGTGGAGAAGAAGATCCACTGGCCGACATCTAAAAGATATTAAGATAATTGCATAATACAAGTAGATATATAATAAAAATAGATAAACCATAGATATGGCAAACAAAAACGACTTATTGATCGTAGAAATGTCTTCATCTCAGTTAAAAGTAGCTGAAGGTGAAAACAAAGAGTACATTCTAGAAGGTATCTTTGGCGAAATTGACGCTAAAAATAAAAATAATCGAATCTATACTGAAGATGAGTATGTTCCTCAAATTCAGCAATTACAAGATAAGATTAAATCTTCTAAACTATTAGGTGAGTTAGATCACCCACAACAGTTTGATGTTTCTCTTAAGAATGTTTCACACATTATTGAAGAACTTTATTACGACAAAGATAACAAACACGTTAAAGGTAAAATCAGACTTTTAGATACTGATGCTGGTAGACAAGCTAAAGCTCTTGTTGATGCTGGAGTACCTTTACAAATCTCTTCTAGAGCAGCTGGTGCCGTTGAATCTAACGGTAAAGTTAAAATCAAGCAATTATTTACTTATGACTTAGTAGCAGATCCTGGATTCGCTAATGCTGAGTTAAAGAGAGTAAATGAATCTTATGGCTTTGATGATAACTCAGGTCTATGGATCTACGAAATGAACGGCGAGAGCGCAGAAGCTCCTGAAGTAGCACAAGAAATTACAGAAACCAATATAGAAACAAATAATAATAAAAACATGGCAGAATTTGTAAAGGCTGAAGATTTCCACAAGTATTCTGAGTACTTAGCTGGTGAAATCAAGTCACTAAAAGAGTCAATCGGAGCAAACAGCGAAGATGACACGTTAGAGAACGTAAAGTCTCATAACGATCACATCGTTGAAAGCGTCAATACTCTCTCAGAATACGTAGAGTATTTAGCTAGCAAATTAGACGAGTCAATCCAATATACAGAGCATGTAGCTGAAAAAGCCGATCAAGGTATTTCATATACAGAAACTGTAGCAGAAAAATTAGATCAAGGTATTCAATACTCTGAGCATTTAGCTGAATCTATTAGTAAAGTTAAAGACTTTGCTGAGATTGTTGCTGAAGGTAATAATGAGCATTCTGAAACTGCAAAGAACCTTTTATCTTATGTTGACTACTTAAAAGAAAATCTACAATCTGTATCTGAGTATGCAGAGTATATTGCTACTTCAATTAATGAAGGTAGTATGGTTGAAGAGACTGAAGAGGTTGAAGAAACTGAAGAAGTTGAAGAAACTGAAACTACTGAAGTTGAAGAAACTAAAGAAGTTGCTGAAGAAGACGAAGCTGGTGAAGGTGCTGAAGAAGTAGTCGAAGAAGAAGGCGAAGAAGTTGAAGAAACTGAGGAAGTTGAAGAAACTGAGGAAGTTGAAGAAACTGAAGAAGCACATCACGAAGAAGGTGAAGTTGAAGAGACTGAAGAAGTTGAAGAGACTGAAGAAGTTGAAGAAGACGAAGCTGGCGAAGGTGCTGAAGAAGTAGTTGAAGACGAAGTTACTGAAGAAGAAGCAGAAGAGGTTGAAGAAACTGAGGAAGTTGAAGAAACTGAAGAAGTAGTTGAAGACGAAGTTGAAGAGACTGAAGAAGTTGAAGAGACTGAAGAAGTTGAGGAAACTGAAGAAGTAGCTGAAGAAGATGAAGCTGGTGAAGGTGCTGAAGAAGTTGCTGAAACTGAAGAAGTTGAAGAAACTGAAGAAGTTGAGGAAACTGAAGAAGTAGCTGAAGAAGATGAAGCTGGTGAAGGTGCTGAAGAAGTAGCTGAAGAAGATGAAGTTGAAGAAACTGAAGAAGTTGAAGAGACTGAAGAAGTTGAAGAATCTGCTTTAGATACTTACAAAAAAGAAATTTCATCTAAGTTAGATGCACTAGTTGAAGCTGCACAAGTAAAAGAAAATGAAAATCCTGCATTTTTAAATGTAGTATCAAGTTCTATACAAGAAGCTTACAATGCATTAAACGAAGATGCTAAAACTGAAGTTAGAAATAGAGTAACAAAAAGAGCATTTATGAATGAGGCACAAATCAGTGCAATCATTGAAAACGCAGATGCTGTTGTTGAAGCTAGAAACTCTGAACCATTCTTTATCTCAGCTATGCCTGCAGAATATAAAGAAAAGTTTGAAGCTCTAACTGAAGGAAAACAAAATCAAATCAAAGCTCAAGCTAATTACCATACTCTAAAAACTGAGTATCAAGTTAGAAACTTCTGGGAAACTAGAGATCTAAGAGAGGTAAAAGTTGACCTAGAAAAGTTAGCGGTAGTTAACGAATCAGCAGTTGCTGAAAAGAAGAACGAGCCACTTTATGATGTGTCTAACTACGCTGAAGGCTTAAAGAAAAGATTTAATAAATAAGAATATATAAAAATATCGACGATAAAAGAGTGACAGAAGCAGAACACTCAAGCAAGTCGAGTTCAGAAATGAACGTTTAAACAAAACCATTAAAAAAACAATTTAACAAAATGGCAAATTTAATTAATGAAGCTGAAGTTAGAAACACTTGGTCTCCGATTATCGAAGAAGCAACTGGAATTAACGAAAGCTCAAAGCTAGCTTGGATGTCAGAATACTGTCACAATCACAAGCTTTATGAAGATGCATCTGTAATGACACTAGGTAATGGTGGAACAGGTGGTAACATCTTTGGTATGGGTGCAACTAAGTTCCCAACTGCAGGTAACGCAGACGGTTCAGGTGATAAAGCTCCAACTTTACTACCTTTAGCGATGCAAGTTGCTGCACAAACAATCGGTTTAGACCTAGTACCTGTTGTACCTATGGCTGGACCAATGGGATTACTTTCTTACTTAGACTTCGTATACGAAGGTGGTAAGATTGCTGGTTCTGTAACTCCAACTTACATCAAGTATGGTGACAAAGATTCAGATAAAGTAGGAACTGACGTAAGAGTTGGTTTCTCAAGAATCGATGGTAAAGCAATCATCAAAATCGTTGATGCATTAGATGCTGGTCAAGTTATTACTGACAGATATACTGGTGCTGAACTAGTTGCTGCATTAGAAGA